CGCTTTGATGCTGGGTCAGAACATCACTCAAGACAAATCGAACGCCCGTGTCGAACTTGAGACGGCGCAACACGTTGATTTTTGCCGTTGCCAGTTTTTCCAGTGCCGCATTATTCAGCACCACGTCTGGCCGCATTTCCATTGAATTAAACGTAAACGGAAAGTCGTGTCCAGCAACAGGTGTGTCAATTGGCGGGATACCTTGTGAATTGACCCGCGCATTACGCAGCAGCATCTTGCCGACCAGTTGACCCACAGCACGCCGCGTCTTTTTAGCACCACGCAGCGACGTGGCTGTAGCCGGACGTGATAGTGTTGGATTCCAAATGGCGACAACGCGATGATCTTGCGCATCAATCGCGGTGATTTGACTTGCCGCCTGATCAATCGTCAAGGTTGGATCAAGTTCAACCAGCAATGGCACGTTTAACGTCTGCATGACCCGCTGCATGGTTTCCATCACCACCAAGTCATCCGCATCAGGCAGCACCAAATAGCTTGGCTTAGGCTCCATCAACGTGATTGCGTCGTATAGCGCATCTGCATCAAATACCGGTGGCTGATCATCTGGCAAGGCAAGCGATACCTTATTACGCCCCAGTGAATTTGGCGCGTTATACGCATCACTGCCAGTCACAGCAGCGGCAAAACCAGTCGCCACAGTGGTGACTTCGATTGAACTGAATTGATCGGTCGCATCAGCGACAGAACGTAGCGATTTCGGGTTATCAATCGGCAGGCCAACGATACCGGATACACGATAGATAATTTTATCGGTTGCGGTGTCGCGCCACGTCAATTGAGCAATCGTATTGGCCGGTGTTGGTGCAGTCGCACCCGTGGCCAGCGATAACGCAACTTCGACCGCAACGCCATCACCAAGATAACTGTGCAGCTCATAATCAATGGTGATCAAGTCACCAGTAGCAGGTGTTAGAGACACAACACCAGCAGAACTTAGAACAATTTTCATGGGTTATGCTCCTTAACTTTGAGAAACGCGCATGACCAAAACCGCAGGTACACCCGTATCCAAACAATCAGCTACAGCTTGATAGGCGGGCTTGGTTGTATCGCCCAACTGAGACAACGTATCTTTGGTGATAAACATCGGCTGATCGACTCGACCACGCGAAAAATCACCGACAATTAAGCCGTTGGTCAATCCTGCGGCACTTGCCGAACCAGACTGATCAGTAACACCTTGGTACTGGATACCGACGGCACTACCGATAATTGGAGTTGTTTCCATATTGAGACGCTCAATACCGTTTTTGATGCTGTCAGGGTGTCATATGCAAAACGCTGGTTTTTGGTTCGTTCCGATACGAAAAAGCCCCTACAGTGAGGGGCTTTTTTGCAGCAGATGTTACTTGGCTTCGACTACTTCCAGTGTTATCGTTATCGCTTCAAAGCCTGCCAGTGCATTGATCTGTGCGATATTGCTTTCGATGGTGTCAAAAGCGGCATCACCAATCACTGTCATCTCCACTGTTTGACCGGCTGGAATGGCCGTATTGGTCAGTGGCTCAATGAAGTTTTGAACCGACTGATTTTCAAAAGTCAGTTCCCGCTCAATTGGATCATCACCCAAAATATCAGTAATGGAGTTTGTGCCATCAAAGATAGGCATCTAACACCTCCAGCGTGTTTTTACCGTGGCACAGTTGGTTGAGATTCGAGATGATCCGCGCCTTGTGTCGCTTGTTCTCGCATGTGATTTCAGTCACAGCAGACGCCTTGAGCATTACACGACTGGCTGGCTCATACACGTCATAAACCAGTTTGCTACTCACACGGATCAATAACGGATCGGCCTGATCATTTTGGCTTTCAGGCGGTTGCGGTGTATCAATGTCGGCTTTTTCAAGCACAACCTGATCGGCTTGCACCTGCTCCGGCTGTGGATCAGTCGAAACAGGCGCAGGGGTGGCTTTAGGTGGCCGACCTCTGCGCTGCGTCATGATTAGCTTACTGCCGGTAGGTTGATCATGCTGATCACGGCAATCTGATCACCGTAACGCTCAAGCGGGTTCAACTCAGCAGCGGTGCGTGAATAGCCACCAACCTGCTCAGTGAACTCAGATGGATTCGCAGTGCGGATCATCGGCGGCACGGCCATAAAGCCAACGAACGGCGACTTGGCGGCTTCGGACGAACGTGCAACCAACAGTGCTTGTGTGGCGGTTGTGGTTTCGGTAAGCAGACCGCTCGACGTAGGCACTTGATAGACGTTGGTACCGTCTTTCAGTGTGCCAATACGCACGATCTGGGTATGGGTTGCCATAGGCGCATTCGTCAAGGTGATGACATCATCGCGCAACGTCTGGAACCAAATAGCACCACGATCACCAACGAACAAGTCAAACGAACTGACCGACTGACCAACGGCCTGAGTAATGCCCAGCTTGGCAAAACCAAGGACACGGCGAATTTCACCGATGAGGTCGCCAGAGGTGTTGTAGGCTGCTGCAAGATTGCCAGTGGCGCCACGGCTTGCATCAAATTGATGTACGCGCTGATTGTATTGGGCACGTTCTTTGCCTTCACGCAACAGACGCACTGTTTGCTCAAGGTAGAACTTGTTTTGAGCAATCGACAACGCCGCACCCATGAAACCGATATTCAGCTCATTTGACATCTGAGTGATGGAGTCAAGGGATGCTTTGATACGGAAACGGCTTGGCGAAGCCAAAACCACGTCATGCTCAGTGACAATATCAACACCCGGTACTTGGATGATTGGCTGACCAGTGGCCGCATCGTTGCGCTCAAAATCGAACACCACGTCGGCATGCACCACAGCACCAACTGGCAACGGCGCGGCAAAAGTGACACTGATTGAGTGGTTATCGAGGTTCACCGTACCAGCACTGACAGAAATGGCTGTATTTGCAATCGTAATGTCAGGAATGGCGGTCAGCGAATGTGTGCCGGACTGCTTGGAGTTTGTGCGATGGCGGTCATTGGCAACTTCAACGCCATTTACGAAAATCCGTACACGACCACCCATGAATGGTGCTGCAGTGGTCGAAGTGTCAGGAGTTTTTGCTTCGTAGTCTAAGTAAGCCACACGCGGGGTAATCTGATACACGTTGCCGCTGGTGTTTGGCATCGCAAAACGATGGCGGTTTTCAAAGTAGGTGTGGGACGCTTTTTCGCCGTCGAGATAGTCATCTGTTTCAAGGCCGCCGTATTTGCGATCAGCAGTCATGCGGCCATACACCAGCGGCACTTCATTTGAGCCGATAGCATTGGGCAGCATTGCAACGATACTAAGGCTACTGGCAATTGCAGTTGCGATGGTAACAACGGTCATTGCAGGCACAACGCTTACACCGTCGTGGCTCATTGCATTGATGTCGTCGAAGCCGTTTTGTTCAAAGACGTTTTTGCCGGTTTGCTCATCTTTGCAAAACAGCGACGCACCGGCAGCAAGGCCGAATGCAACTTGACGGGCTGATGGTTCTTCACCGCCATTACGCGCCTTGTAGCCGTCAATGCCTTGGCGAATACCCGCCATGACCATTGCGCGACCGGCAGGATCGGTAATGCTGTCGAACATTGGACGCAAGCAATCCGGCAGTTGTACGCCGTCATCGCTGTCAGGATCAATGCTGTCAAACTTATTGACGTGATCGTTACGAAGCATGAGCGCGGTCTGAACGACTGCTGCTCGTTGCGACGCATAGTGTTTTTCATTTGCTGCGGATAGTGGCATTGCTAATCACCTTTTGCCGATTGGCTGTTACGATGTGACTAGCTTGAACGCCTGAAAATGCTGAATTTTGGACAGTTCCAATACCTCCACTTGGGCAAAAAAAGACCCGCCGAAGCGGGTTTTGGAAAGGGGTTGATTTAAGATTTTAGTTTGAGCAATACAGTTTTAGCGTAAGCCCAATACCACAGCCGATCAGCAGCAAATCAGTTTTGTGAGTTGCTGCTAGGATTGCCGATACGCTTTTGTCTGCACTCATCGCTCGCTCCTGTGCTTATGTAAAGATATCATACACCGTTGCGATCTAATGCGAATGCGGTCAGATGGGCGGCTTGGTTGCAATAATTGGCGATAATCATAAGCACCTCAGTTGCTGATTTTATACAAGCGGCCAAACACGACTTTAGCGGTATTAGCGCCGCTTGGTGCGGATGTAAATCGCAATGACATATTGACTGTTATATCTGCTGTGGTGTTGTATGTTGCTGGTGTTTGTGTGTATGCGTATATAATCCCGTTTCGCCCTTGAGCATATCCATCAAATCCAAAGACCCCAGACACTCCGGTCGAGTAACATGTAAAATCAACATGCCCGCGAATATGCTGATGAGTTGCTAATATACCGAGAGTCACTTGACCTTCTGCCGATAAAGGGACTGTCGCTCCATTGATAATCGGCGCAAATCCGTAACTTCCGGTTTGACCGGTCACTGAATAAAAGAATATTTCAAACTCGATCCTAAAACTATCTCCGGCTGTTAATGAGTTAGCCGGTATAGTGTAATTTGTTTCAAACAAGCCGCGCAAATTAATATCAAAAGGCGATAGGTTTCCGCTATTTTTGCGCTCATAAAACTTGGTAAGTGTGCGGTGCAATAATGTTTTTTCGCTATTTATTGCAAAAGCATCGATCTGCCCCTGCGCCTTGCCAAACGCTTGCACGACATTATCCGCTGCTGTAACTGGCGTTGCTGTGGCTGTAGACAGCCCTGTGAGTGCAGTGCCGCGCACTGCGGCAGGGGCATCTAAAGTATTGAGCTTCTTAGCAACTTCCTCTTGTAACGGCGTGATGGAATCCGGCTCACTTGCCGCACTAAATACCGTGACTGCCATTAGCCTGCCACTCCCGAACTGACCATAACGTCTGCTGGGCCTTGCAGCACTTCAAACATCAACGTGTCGTATGAGTGGCCTGTGGTATGCCCTAGCTCTTGATCATCGGCGGTTTCTTTCTCTATTTCGACGATGGGAAGCCAATGATCTGGGTTGTCGACATCAGGATCAATTCGATTCGTTCCCGAAAAACGAACCTTTACACCAACTGGCCCCTGAATCTGGTATCCAAAAATGGCAGAAATGCACTGAATCTTCATTTCTTTAGTGCCAGTGGGCGCACCTTCTTGGTAAAACAAGCGATAAGACATTGCATCGCTCCAGTGAATGACATTAGCCACACTTTCGCAGATACAAACACGCCCAAAAATTAAGGTTCCAACCGATCCTCAAGCTCAGATTTAAACGGCTCTTTTTCAAATAAATCATCACGTTTGTTCAAAATATACTTTTTGCCAAAATCCGCTACCATGCTCTGACCCGTTATATCGACCAGCTCAAGCCACAGGATCAATTCAGGCTGGATCAGTAGCGCAAACAAGTCACCGATCTTCGGCAACCATTCTGGCAATTGAATGATCTGTTGACGCTTATCTGTGATTGAATCGTCATATGGCTCAATCTGCGCCATAATCATTGTGTCGGCACCGTTCACCATGCTGTTGTTGTCGTGCATTGCAGCACCTGTAAACCGATCTAGCAGCATGTAGGCATAGCCCAACTCGTCATACTCATAATCGGGTTCGTCTTGCTCAGACAGTGCAATGCTATTCCAGCTTAGGCCGGTAGCTGTGGGCGTTGCCGGATCGTTGGGAACTACCCGCTTGCGCCAGACTTGGCATGGGATGGTGCCTAGTCCATTCATCACCAGTTGACGCGCTACAAGGCGGCGACCGCTGGCCACCTGATTTACTACGGGGCTGATGGTCATTTGTTTTGCTCACTGTAAAACTTGTAATCATCTTCGGGCATCAAGCCACTGGCGAACAAACCATCCAATCGTGCCTGACGCGCTATACGTTCAGCCCGCTGGTTCTCCTTGGCCGCCTGTTCCTGTGCCGCCTTACGCGCTGCGTTCTGCATTTTGCGCTTGTATCCGGCGCGTTCCGTGGTCGGCGTGACTTGTGAGCGTTTGCCGTCGGCTTGTTTGAGCTGACGGTCAAATTCAGCGTTAAGGTCGGTTCTGGTTGTCTTGGCTTGCCCTTCTTGCCGGTCAAGCATGGCGCGGTCTTTTTGCACCTGCTTCACGACGTAATCGACACCCAGCGGCGACGTAATCACCTGCATCACGCGCAAGACGTGTTTACAAGCCACACCGCCTAAATTTGGGTTGCGAATGAATGGAAACCGTAGCTCCTTTTGGCCTAAATGGTAGTTACCCACGCCTGCCAGATAGTTGTAGTAGTACCGATGACGGCCACAGTCGCAAGTAAATCTGATCTTGCCGTTTGTGACGTTGTTGCGGATAGCCTGCCCTTTTTTGTCCTTTGCACCTGTCAGCATGTTGGCGTAACCCAAAAACTGCACTGTGACGTAGTGGCGCGTATCTTTACTGTCTGGCCCCGCATTGGTGAGATAGCGGAAAGTATCGCCCTTACGCTGAAATGGCGCGGCCAGAAAAATCTGCTTGTTTGAGCGTTCGCGGTCAATATCCCGTGACAAGTCGATAACCTGCTGGGGCGTGATACCACCGGCAAACCGTTCTTGCGCCGTGGCCACGTTGCGGCTGAATGTCCGTAGGTCATCATCGGTCAGTGTCTGTGATAACTTGCCCTTGTCGTTGCCGAATGTCAGCTCAAGCATGCCCTTGGTATCGGTACCTTGGGGGACTTGATGCTTCGTGATTTTTGCAGCGTTTGCCAGATCATCCCGAATCTGCTTGTCACGTTCCCGCAATAGCGTATTTTGTTCGCTGGCAAAGTTTTTTGAGCCGCGCAAGTTTTCCCGCGCCTGCTTACGAAAGGACTCACGGGCTTGGCGTTCCTGCTGCTCGCGTCTGATCCTATCCCGCTCAACATCCGGCGCAAAAACCATTATTCAATTCCGTATGTGCGGCGCAATTGCAGGATTTGTGGCAGTTGTGGCATGACAATAACTACCATTGGCAGTGGTTCCCAAATACCAGACGTGCCACATGCGACCATCACCACGTCGGTATGGGTGCGGCTACCGTATGCGCGTAGGCTGACCAGCGTAGGATCGTTCACTTCATCCTCGCCGATCTGCCAAGCAAGCATTTGGCTTGACGTGCCACGCGCTTTGATCAGCTCGATCAAGTCGCGTATGGCGTTGCGGTAGGCATTTTGGCTCATGGTGTAGGAAAGGCTAATGGTTGAATTTCAGAAGCTGGCGTAACACAAATAAAGCAATTTGCGACTATGTACGGCTGCATGACGTTGAAGGGAACACTTTCACCAACTGATTTTTCAGTCATCTTCTCAAATTGAGCACCTGAAATATCTGCAACTTGTATGTATGTTGCATCAAAGCTTGCCGTCACTGCTGCTGCTGGAACAATGTTACCGTTTCCATTTGCATCTGTTAAATCACCAGCTGCATCAGCATCGGCTATAGACGATACAAACTTGTTATATGGAGCTTCACTGTGATCATGCTGGCGCAACTCAGTTGTAGTTTGTTTATGTGTCAGCTCACCACCGGTTTGACCAACCAAAAATGTCTGAGATTGATTTGGGCGAGCTGCTTCACCAGCAGCAGATGAATAATCAATAGTTACACTACCAGATCCAACAATCGTTCGTCCTTCTGCATATACTTCCCAAACACTACCGTCTGCTTTTGCAGCAGTAAATTGCGCTGCTGTCATCGCCACGCCGACATACTCAATCTGCCCTTGATATGACAGTAAACCTTGCAATCTTGGCACCAATTGCTGGTTGATAAAATTGACAATAAAAGTCATTTCCACGATAGATAACCTCTCTTGGATGGATTGGATCGCCGCTAAAAACTGGGTAAGCAAGGTGTACTGTGGGTGCGGATTACCCGCCGCGATGTGCTGCGCCATGAGCACAACTGCAAGTGCTGCATTCGGATCAGTCACCACCGTGACACTACCCGGCGGAATCTCAGACACCACCAATCCAAACGAACCAACAAATGCGATATTTGCAGTGACTAAAATCAGCGGATCAGTACCCGTTGTACTTGCGACCGCAAACAAAACGCCTGTAGACGTGAACAGGCCAACTTCAAACGCCTGTTGTGTGGTGACAGACTCAAGAATGGCTGAAAACCGCAATGTCTTGCTATTCGACTCTACGTCACCACCCGATAGCGGATAGCGTGCAATCTCAGTCTGTAGTGCGGTTCTGGTTGCCGCTGGTGTGTATTTGCCGCTACCAATGCCGATCTGTGTCAGCGATAGCGTCAGGCCGTTGGCATCGGCGTCTAGGGCTGCGTTTAAGCCTGCGTTGGTGAGCGTGAAGATGATTGGGGTAGGCATTAGGTTGCGCCCTCATCGTAAAAAGCCATCGCCAACGCATCGACAAAATCCATTGACTTAATACCAACCCAGACTAAATCTTGATTGTTTGGAGCCTTGAATCGAGATTGATCATCAAAAACAGCACGCATTGCGCTTAATTGATCTTTGAGCTTTTCCTTTTGTGACGGCTTCACTTTTAAAAGCCCGATTTTTTGACGTGCAACTGAGCGAGCAAGTTTTACATGGCACATTGCTTTTTTATTGTGATATTCATTACGGTTCTTTTGTGCAAAACAAGTCGAACCAAACATGACTTCTTGAGTGTCTTTGATTCCAGCCTGTACCATCAGTTCGTATGCCATACGACCCAAACCAGTGTTATCAACAAAAAACACCGTATTGGAATGCTTGTCGGCAAATTCTTTCAGCTTGGCAAATTTCTCCTTTAAATCTTGTGGCTGAACTTCTTTTGCCCAGACAACTTCAATAATTTCATTTTCATAAAGCCTTGACTTGATAATGACTGCAACATTGTCAAAACCAACCTTGATTGCAAAGATATGCTTAACCGCTTTTCCAGCGTTTACCGGACGTGCTGACTGCTCCCCCAACAAGTATTCAATATCTGCACTTTGTAGCAAATTATCGGCAACGGTAGACATAGCAACCACTCAAAAACCACGAATAGCCTATTTTGAGCACTAGCCAAACGCCATTTTTGAATGGTTCCACTCCTACAAATTATCAGCCGCCGCCTGCAACGCCGCCCAATCGTCATCATCCGAGCCTGATTCATTGTCGGAAAACACCAGCTCGCCTGCTTCGGTGTAGTTGACACCCTCAAGAAATAGGAATGCGAAGGCATCGGCAAGGTCGGGGGACTTGATCCCTTTTTTGCGCATATCCTCCTTGCTCATCACCTTGTATCGGCTGTGCTCATCAAAGAAATAAGCGATTTTGGTAATCTGATCCTGCACCTTGACCATGTACTTGCGGGTTGTGATCTTGAATCGGCCTTGTGCGATAGCGCGTGATAGACAGACGTTGGCCTGACTGCGTTTGTTGGCATATTCTCGCTTGTTGGCATTACTAAAGCATGCACCACCCCAAATAACCGGCTTATAAAAAATACCGTTGGCCTTCAAGTGCTGGCCTAAGCCTTTACCCGCGCCGTTGTCATCGAGTACCAGTGAGGCGTTCGGATAGCGAATCATGCACTCGTTGATAATCCCCGCCAACTCATGCAGGTTATCTTTGTTTTTGACCAAGGGCAGATCGACAATCTCAACCCGTCGGGCATTATCGCCCCACTGAGCACGACCCCACACTTTCGCCACGGCAATAACTGAATCATCACGGCCAACACCGCCGCCCACGTCAACAGAAATAATATAGCCGTAGTCATCGTGTGCGCCGTCAAACAACGCCTTACCGACATACATCTCAGCAGCTTGTGTGCGAGTGACCAGAAACTCATTGGACAAGTCAGGAAACAGCCCGCGTACACGGATCATGTACCCTGCATCGTCTCGATGGCCGTACTTTTGCAGCATCTCCTTGATGACTTTAACGCTCACCAGTGGCGACTGCTCACCATTGAAGGTCAATGCTGTCCATACGCCGCCCGCTCGATGGCTCAGTTTGTGGTGTGTGTCATGAAAGAATCCCGCCGCCCGCGCTGGCTGGCTGGTCATACAGCAGCGGTTATCTTCGTGGGTAAGCGCACCCATCGCCACCTCGATGACCGCATCATCGACACCACAGGCTTCATCGACCCACAACATGTAATTGTCACCGTGTTGACCCGCTAAGTTGGTCGGCTGGTGCTTTGGTGCCGTCTTAGCTAACACATGCCATGTTTTATCGTGGCCTTTGATATAGACCATCTCGGCCAACACCACCACATACTCGGCAAGCCAAGCCAACGGCCCTGCTTTTAGCTTGGTGAGCGATAGGGTAATTTCTTTCCAAACCAGTTTGCGTAGCTGGTTGATCTGCGGCGCGGTGAACATCATCACCGAATCTTCAAAGAACAATAAGTGCCACAGCGCAACAATGCCTGACGCATTGGTTTTGCCCGTACCATGCCCAGACGCTACGGTCGTGCGGCTACCCGGTGTTTGAATGGATCGAAATAGTAAATCCTGCTGCCAAGTCGGTTTTATGCCCAGTGCTTCGATTGCAAACCGCGTAATATCATAGCGGTATCGCAGGCACATTTGCCTCCATTCGACGAGTGTCTTTAGATCAGCAAGTGCCATAGATCAGCCACCATTCAGGCTAAACGGCATCATTGAATCGTCGTCATCGTCGTCTAGGCTTACATCTCCATCATCTGTCATCTGCTCAGACAGCATGTTGCCGAACGACGCCCGACCACATGCCCAAATCGCCAACAGAATCGCCATATGGCCGTTGGTCAACTCACTACTGTTAAATTCATGCACCGCGCCGGTCTTGTCGATTTTGCGCAGTTCTAAGACGCTTTCAGGGTCAAACTTGGCTACTGCCGATTCAATCTTGACGAAACCGCCCCGCTTACGCTCGAAATAGGCGCGTGTGGCTGCTGCAATGTCCTGTTGCTCATAGAAGGCCAGTTGCCAGTTGGCGTGGTGACTTGGTGAATCTGTAACCAGCACCGTGTCGGGGCTGGACTTGATTGGTTCGCGGTAGGGTGCAATCTTCTGGACTAGGACTTTGCCGCTATCGGGTATACAGACGGCAAGCACCCGGACAGGCTCGCCGTCATAGCCACTGACACGGGAATCAATTTTGATGATCTGTGGGGTCATGGCTGCATCCCCACATAATCGGCTATACGCTTGCCAATCCACGCCATACAAGGCACGGCCATTGAATTGCCAAGTGCTTTGTAACGTGGGCTATCGGGGCATAGATCAGCGGTCTTTTTGCGGTATGGAATGCGCGTGTAGTGATCTGGAAACCCTTGTAATCGCTCACACTCGACTGGCATTAGGCGGCGGACGGCCATAGGAACATAAACCGCATTGCCGCGTCCTTCGCCTGACTGCAAAGCTGGTGCAACGCCATCGGGACGATAAACGCGCCAACACTGTGGCTGATCGGGATTCAGGCAATCGCTAGACTCGCAAATGTAGTTTTGCTGCTTTGCTCCAGCATAAGCATAGGCAACTACTTGCGGCTCTTTATAGTCATTCGCCATTATTGGAGAAGCAACATCAAAGCCAAGACTTTGTGACTGCTGCTTACTAGCACAAGTCACAGCATAGGCAACACCGTGCTGATCGGTTTTGGTGAGGGTGTAGCTCACATCCTCGCAATAGCCTTGACCATTGCCGCCATTTTTTAGTGATCGACCTATGATGTTTCCGGCAATGCCGTAGGTCGCTTGAACAATGCCGATACCACCTTGGTTTTTGCTGGGGCATGGATGACTACTATCAAGCGTTTTGGATAAATCGACTTCACGACACCCGCTGTGTGGATTGGCCGACTTCATGCTGTTGCTGGCAAGTGCATCGAATGAGTAAGCAACCACCAAATCAGAAGCCGATTTATAGTCGCTGGCGGCCATTGTTGAAGCGACAGGAGCAACACCATACTCACCGCTAGATTGGCGGTCAAAAGTCACATTTGCTGTCTTAGAGCGCAATCCAACATCTCGGGCAACTTCTTGCCCCGTTTTTCGGCTCGGCGCAATATCCCTGCGCACGCCGTCGAACTCAAAAAGTATTTCGGATGGATCGAACGCGTCTCTAGCACTTGCGACAACAAACACACGTCTGCGTCGTTGGGGAACTCCAAAAAATTGGGCATCGAGGACGCGCCACGCGACGGCTCTTTGTGGTCCAAACACACAACCAGCGTTCGTCCATTTACGCCCTGATGGCTGCAATGGATCGCTTTCACCGGCGAGTGCTGCCAAAAGGCACCCAAAGGCGTTGTCTTTGGTGTTGAGGACTCCGGGGACGTTTTCCCAAAGGCATACGACTGGCTGTTGTCCGGCGTTAAGTCTGGCGGTATCAATTGCATTGGCTAATCTCACATACTCAAGCGTCAATTGACCACGGGAATCATCAAGCGAGTGACGCAAACCCGCGATAGAAAAGGCTTGGCAAGGTGTACCGCCAACCAGCACGTCCGGCGCGGCCACGTCACCAGACAAAATCTTGTCGGCAATCGTGGTCATATCGCCTAGGTTCGGCACGTCGGGGTAATGGTGGGCAAGTACCGCACTCGGAAAAGGCTCAATCTCGGCCAACCATGCCGCCCGCCATCCCATCCCATGCCATGCAACGCTTGCGGCTTCGATACCGCTGCAAACACTACCGAAAGTCATCATGGCGTAATCACCCCCGTAGTGATTTCACCTGTATCAGGGTCGGCATTTACCCGCGTATTTCCATCATCAAAATCAGCCTGAACCACCACCAAGCCTCGACTTGGGTCTTGCCCACCGTTATCGCCACCCATTTCACCAGTAAGCGGGTTATAACCTGCATCAGTGACGCTATCCCAATCACCACCAAGGCCGATCACATGCGGTACAAGGCCAATCATGGTCACGTCTACCGTGAAAATTGACATGTTTTTTGACTCGTTCGGGGCATCGCTTGGAAACAGGTTGTTTTCCAAAACCATGATGTCCCATTGATCGACAAAGCCACCGCCTAGGTCATAGGACACCTGAAACCGCCGCTTTGCGTCATCAGTCATGTATGCACAAAACTGATTGGCGATAGACTGGGCATCGTGTGGATTGGTACTGAAATACGCGATTTGCGCCCGCCATGCCACTGGAATCGTCCGCAACTGGACTTCACGCTCTAACGGATCGTTGGGAATCATCGAATTGAGCAGATAAGGCACACCCATGATCTGACCAACATCAGGCGGCACTTCGATAGACGCAATAGCGGTCAACATCACTGGAATAAACGCGGTCGAACCGCCTTCAACATCGGCATTTTCGTTGATACGCCACTCAGTCAGCATCGCCTCGGCATCATCGACCAACTGAGCGCGACAACCGCCCACAGCTTGCGAGAAGGGGCGTGTTTTCCAGTTGTGAGCATGTTGTGTTTCTGGCTTGCACCATGCACGAAAATCGGCAATCCGATTAACCCACGCATCGAGGACACATTCACGGGATGACTTAGGAATGGCCATGTGTCAGATCCCCGTCAACATGCCAAAAACCCAAGGCGCAACACCTTTACCCTGCTTTTTGACCTCATCGAAAATCTGCTGTTCTTGCTCCTGCTGCGCCGCCGTGAAAGCCCGTGCTTCCTCCATGTACTGCTCAAATGGCATGACTTCGCCTGACATGCCATCGTATAGATCAGCTT